AACTATGTTCCGGTGCCGGGACCCAGCGCGTACGAGATTGCCGTGCAGAACGGCTACGCGGGCACTGAGGCGCAGTGGCTTGCGTCGCTGAAGGGCGATCCGGGTAACGGCAGCGTCGACACGGTGAACGGCAAGCTTGGGCCGAACGTCACACTTACTGCCGCTGATGTGGCCGCCATGGCGACGACCAACGGCAAGACAGCAACGTCCCTCTCCCTTGACGGTTCCACCGGGACGTACCGGCCTATCAAGCTTCAGACGGCGGGTGTTGACCGGTGGCAGATTCAGAACGATGGCACCGTTGAATCCGGCGCCGGTGCGGGCTCCAATTTCCGCGTATCGGCACGCAACGATGACGGCTCCGATGCGGGGCTCGCCGTGTACATCAGCCGCGCGACGAAGAAGATTGCGTTCGGCGGAAGTAGTCCGTTCGGCGATGCACAGGTGACGTCTTACGGTGGCGTTGGTGTCCGGGATTCAGCCGCTGATCCCGCAACCGCAGCTTCTGGCGTTCAGTTCTACTCGAAGGCGGGAAAGGCATTCATCCGGCAGGGGGACGGCAGCATTGTGACTGTCGGGTCCGTTACAACGACGAAGAGCGCTGTCTTTCCGTCGCCTACCGGAGCTGTGTCCTACGTCGTGTGGCGAGCGCCGAAGGCTTGCACTGTCACGGCCGTACGCGGCTATCGGGTCAGCGGGACGGGGGCGACGATCAACGCGTCCCGGAACGGCACTGCGGACCTCGTGACAACGGACCTTTCCCTGAGCACGTCGGACACGTGGCTTTCCGGCGCGACGCTTCAGAACACGGCGCTTGCTGCGGGTGATTCGCTCGTCTTGAAGATCACGGGTGTTACGGGCGCTCCGTCCGCTGTGACCGTTCAGGTTGACGTTCTTCAGGGGGCCTGATGGCTGGCGTGATTCTCGTCCAAGACGACGATTCGAAGAATGATCCAGCGCCGGCCACGCTGACGACAGCGGTGGTCGCCGGGCCCCCGCAGCAATTGCAGGTGTCGGACGCATCCGGGCTCCTGGCGACGCTCACCGTTGGCGCGAAGACGGTAACGATGCGCGGGCAGACGCGTACGTTTACGGAACAGAAGAAGCCGTTCACCGACGACTTCGCGCGCACCGTGTCCAGCGGCTGGGGCATGTCGCCCGCTGGTGGTAGTTGGCTGAACTTGACAGGTACTAGCGGCAACTTCTCTGTCGACGGAAGTAAGGGCGTGATCCTCAACGACGTTGTGAACACAAGTCGGTACGCCACCCTGAACGATGGGGATGTGGCGGACTTCAACGCAGCGGCAAAGGTCACGTTCGACAAAGTGCCCGGGGGCGCGTCCAGCTCCGCCAGCATGCTATTCGGGTACACGGACAGCAATAACCACTACCGGGCGCGTTTGACGGTCACCACTACCGGCACCGTTCAACTCGCGCTCGAATACGTGTTGGCCGGCGCGCTGACCACGCTGGGATCGTCCGTGACGGTGGGTACCGGGTTCGCCGCATCGCAGTGGTGGCGTATCCGGGCGCAGCGGACGGGGGGCACGATCAGGTGCCGGGCATGGCTCGACGGCAGCGCGGAGCCGGGTACTTGGACGTTCAGCTTCGCTGACCCAACGTTCATGACCGGTCGCGTTGGCTTCCGCTGTATCGCCTCAACAGGCTCGACGGTGCTGCCGTTCAACACGCTGGTCGACGATCTCACGGTTGACACGGTGGCCTGGGCGCACCCTCCCACGGTGACGCACAACACGTGGGTGCGGGTGTTGTCGGCGCCGTTCAACGGTGTGTGGACACAGGCTCTGGCCGATCAGGTGCGTGCGTGGTCGGTCGACACGTCGCCGGACGTGATGGCTTACGCGATGATGTACACCGCGTACGCGCCCGCTGTGACTGACCCGAGTTTGGCGGGGCGGCAGATACACGGGCAGGCGAAATACGGGCCTACAGACACTGACGGAACGCGCATCGAGTTTTCCGATTGGAACGATTACATCGGAATTCCGTGGGACTACCCCAACGGCGAGCATCGCGACTACCCGCACGGAAGCATCACAATAACGGGCTGCGTGGATTGCTCAGGCTTTGTGCGCACCGTGTATGGCAGGCACATGGGCATTCCGATGACGTTTGATCTCAACTTTGACGGCATCAACTTGCCCCGCCGCACGCGCGATATCGGGCCTTCCGGTCCGGGCATTCTCGTGCAGGATTCCGCGAGCACTCCCCCGCCGCTTACTGGCATTCAGGTTGGGGATGTCGTTCTGTTCGACGCTGACGCTAGTGAGCCGGTGGAAGGGCAGATTGACCACAACGGCATTTACGTTGGCCAGGATGCGGCAGGAAGTCACCGGTTCATTTCGTCGCGCAAGACAATGAACGGTCCGACGTTCAGCGACGTTGGAGGCGCGTCCACCCTGAACGGTGGCAGCACGTACGCAAACCGACTTCGGAAGATCCGAAGGTTCTAACCCACCCACCACGATTCCGCCCCTCAGCAAGACCGCTGGGGGGCTTCTTCATGCGCAGGGAGAAGCACATATGAGTGACGTCGTCGCAAAGCTTGTTGCGATCGTCAAGGCCGAGGTTGGCTACCACGAAGGTAAGTCGGCGTCCGGTCACTGGAACAACAAGGAGAAGTACGCGGCGCAGGTTCCGGGGCTTGAGTGGGCGGACTATCAGCCGTGGTGCGCCACCTTCGTTTCGTGGGCAGCGCTGAAGGCCGGCGTAGACAAGCTCTTCCCGCGTACCGCTTCGTGCGCTGCGGGTGTGTCTTGGTTCAAGAACAAGGGCCGCTTCAGTGAGTACCCCGCTGTGGGCGCGCAGGTTTTCTACGGCTCCGGTGGCGGCACTCACACGGGCTTGGTCGTCGCGTTCGACGCCGATTACATCTACGCGGTTGAAGCCAACACGAACGACAACGGCAGCGCTGAGGGTGACGGTGTGTACCTGAAGAAGCGTGCCCGGCGTGACGCGCACGTGTACGGCTACGGCGTTCCGGCGTTCGAAGGTCTGATATCCGCTGACCCGCGCTGGGGTGGTGCGAAGTCTGGCAAGGTGGCTGCACCGGTTGTCACCAAGCCCGCTACCCCGAAGCCGAGCCATGAGCCGTACCCGGGCGCTGCGTTCTTCAAGGACGGTCGGAAGTCGCCGATCATCGCGGCCATGCACAAGCGCCTCGTTGCCGTCGGGTGCAACCACTACGCGTCGAGCCGGAACACGGACGTGTGGGGCAGCGGCGACGAAGCGTCCTACGCGGCTTGGCAGCGGAAGTGCGGGCACAGCGGTAGCGGCGCTGATGGCATTCCCGGCAGGGCCACGTGGGACGCGCTGAAGGTCCCGAATGTCTAAGGAGACTGCCATGGGCGACCACAGCAAGCCGGACAGCGTAGGCAGGGTGCGGGCAGCGCTGACGTTCCTGAAGGGTCATCGGCGAGCGGTCATGGCCTTCGTTGCGGGTGGCGTGGCAGCGGTGAGTGCAGTGAAGCCGAACTTCCCGGGCGCTGCCGTTCTCTCCGTCGTGCACGCGCTTCTCGGGGCCTAGGCTCCGCGAGTAACCGACTCCCTTCCTGGGGCGTAACAGCACCTAGGAAGGGACTTCGGATGACCTATTACAAGAGCGTTGGGCTTATCGGGCATGCTCGCGCCGGCAAGGACACGGTGGCCGCGCGGATGGGTCAGCGCTTCGGTTTTCAGCGGGTCGCGTTCGCCGATCAGTTGAAGCGTGCCGCGCTGAGGGTTGACCCGTTCGTCAGCGGATTCGCGTCATTCTGTGACGAGTACGACCACGACGTTGAGCTGACTCGGCTGTCCACGCTTGTGGAGTCGCACGGCTGGGATGTCGCTAAGGACTCGTACCCCGAAGTCCGGCGCTTCCTTCAGGCCTTCGGACAGGCTATGCGCGAGCTGGACCCAATGATTTGGGTTGAGGCCGCGATGCCCGCTGTGCACGCCGCACACGATCTGCACCTTCCCGTGGTGGTCACCGATGTTCGCCACCACAACGAGGCACGATCGCTTCAGGCGCGCGGCTTCGTGCTGATCCGGGTGACCCGCCCCGGTACCGGACTGGACGGCGACGCGGGCAAGCACCGGAGCGAGACGGAAATGGATGACTGGCCCGCGTCGCTGACGATTGGCAACACGGGGTCGCTGGACGATCTGAACAGGATCGTGGACGGCTTGCTCCTCCCCCACAACTGACACTGAGCCCGAACCTACTCTTCGTGAGTGGGTTCGGGCTTTTTTGTGTTTCAGGGCTTGCGTCGAACCTACTCACGTGAGTAGGTTCTACCTATGACGAAGCGCGCGAAGGACATAACCCTTGGAGACTTGCTCGTAACCGAGTCGGGGCTCCTCACAGTGGCAACGGTGGCCACGGACATGTACGCGGGAACGACCCTCGTGAAGGGGAAGGGGGGCTTCTCGCTGGTCTTCGGACCGACCGAACAGGTTGAGGTTCTCGACTAGGCAGCGGGGAGGCCGGGGTACATCGCTCCGGCCTCCTTACCAAATTCCCGACGTACTCTCGGTGAGTACGTTGGACACCCGCAAGATCACCACGCTAAGCTCAGCATGCGGTAACCCAAAGGAGCGCACCATGCCCGGCACCATGACAACGGACATGATCGACAAGCTGACCATTGACGCGCGCGACACGATCGAAGCCGTCAAGGTGGCCGGTACCGCTGGCACGGTCGGAGCCCTTGTCGACGCTGCCGAAGGAACCATTCGCTGGCTTCCTGCGGGGGACCGTGTCGCGCTGCGTAAGGACCTGCACGCCGCGAAGACTGCCCGATTGACCCAACTCGCCACCGGAGAAGTCATGCCCCCAAGGAAGAAGACCGCTGCCGCTGCGCCCGTCGACGTTGACGCGCTGATCAGCGACGTACACGACATCGTTGATCAAATGGTCGAGATTGATCCGGGAAGCGACGGCGCGGCCACGAAGGCGGGCGATCTCAGCGCTGAGGCGGACGAGAAGATTCGTCAGCTTCCCAGGAAGCATCACACGGCGCTGCGGAAGACTGTGGCGGACGCGCGTAAGGCTGTGGAAGACGCCGCGGAGAAGCCGGAGCCGGAGCCGTCCACAGAAGTCGCCGTGGTCAGCAACAACCCGCTTGACTGGGAACACATCCCGGAGCTTGTGGCGCACGGCGTAGAGAAGGTGCGCGAGGGTGTCGAGCTCGGGCTGAAGATGACGCACGCCGGCGAAGCGGTGGCGAACGTCATTCTGACCATCCGTCAGAACATGATCGACCCCGAGACGGGGCTCCCGGACCTTCCGGCGCGCATGCGGGTGACGCGCGACGCTGCAAACCTTGTGTACAAGAACGCGCGCAAGGACGTGGCCGACGATGACGTTGTGCGTACCGCTGCGCACGAGTCGATCAAAAAGGCTTCACAGAACAAGGCCAGCGACGTGCTTGTTGCGTGGCTGCGCGGTTACGACCGGAACAGTGCCGAGTCGATGGAACTGTTGCGCGAAATCTTCCCCGCTGCCGCCGACAAGGTTGAGGCGAGCGAAGACCTTTCGCCCGAAGCCGCCATTCGCGCGCTGTACGCGGAAAAGAAGGTTGAGCTTCCTGCCCGTGGGCGCACAGAAGCCATGCGCGAAGACCGGAAGGTGAAGGCGCTAGTGCAGGCTCGCCGCGAGCTTGAGGCAGCGAAGGACGCTGACGACGTCGAGCCCAAAGACGTCGAAGAGCTTGAGTCGAAGGTGCGCGAGCTTACGGCGGACCTGGGCGACGCTGCGGCGAAGGCCGAAGAGCTGACACCGGAAAAGACAGACTTCGAGCGCACGGAAGAAGCCCTCACGAAGGTGCGCGAAACCTTCCAGCGTGCGGGGAAGCGCCTCAGCAAGTTGGACGAAGCGCGTCGCGACGACGTGAAGGCGGACATGTACAAGCTCATTAGCGAAGTGGCGGACACCTTCGGGCTCGACCTGAGCGCGCTGAAGGCCACCGCTAAGTAACCGACCGACCACTCTACGTCGCCCCGGCTCACCCCCACAGCGGGAAGGGTCGGGGCTTCGTCACGCCCAGGCCACAGCGCAAGCGTCTGACCAGCGGGTTGTGATGCTGTGACGTTGTTACTCATTTTCTGGATTCACATAAGACTTCTCTATAAGCAATCCAGAATCGGCGTCCCATCGTCGCAACGTCACACCCGCCGCTGTGCAGTCACCGACTCCCTTACTGCTGAGTGACAGCAACGAAGGGAATGCACGTGGGCAAGGTACGCACGATCTACAGGGGCGGAAGCCGCTTTTACGTCCATCCGGTTGACCGCGAGATTATCCACCCGGGCGTGACGTCGGTTATCGGCATGCTGCCGAAGCAGAACTTCCTAGGCCCGTGGAACGGCAAAATGGCTGCGACGCTGGCCGTTGATTCCATCGACTTCGTGGCAGACATGGCAGCGCGGGACCGTGAGGGCGCGATTCAGTACCTCAGCGGGGCGGCTCGCCGATACACGAAGGTGCGCGCGGACATCGGCTCCGAAGCGCATGACCTGTTTGAGCGGCTCATCCGTGGTGAGTACGTCGGCAGGGTCCGCAGCGACCTTGAACCGTACGTGCAGCACTTCCGGGAGTTCCTGGCCGCTGTGAACCCGGAGTTCGTACGCGCCGAAGATGTGGCGTGGTCGGACACCTACGGGTACGCCGGCTCATTCGACGTGTGGCTGTACGTGTGGCTGGACGAGAACGGCATGCCGACCCCGGACCGTTCCGGCGTGAAACACCTGATCATGGGCGACTGGAAGACGTCGAAGGCCACATACCCGGACGTGGCGCTGCAAATGGCCGCGTACATGAACGCCGACTTCGTCATTGACGCCGACGGCAACCGGGAGCCGATGCCGGAGTTCGACGGCGCTGCGGTGCTGCACATCACGGACGAGACTTGGGCGTTCAAGCCCGTGGTCGCGGACGAGACCGTGTTCGCTGAGTTCCTGCGGCTTCGCGGCACGTTCGATTGGGACCGTGAGGGCTCGAAGCGGGTCATCGGCAAGCCCATTGCGAAGAAGACCACGGGCAAGCTCGTGACCGGTACGCAGCGACGGGCGCGCTAGTTACCGACTCCCTTCGTGGTGCTCAGGAAAGAGAAACCACGAAGGGAGTTGCCGCATGGCACAGCACGAGTTCACGGCGTGGCCGAAGACGGCGCGACTGTTCCGGGACATCACGGTCACGGAGAAGCTCGACGGCACGAACGCGGCGATTCACGTCAGCGTGCTGGGCGCTTCGCTGGCCGAGTCTGACGCGTTCCCGCCCGAGTCGTACAGCGTAGTCGTTGACGGAGTCCGCTACGTGGTGAGCGCCCAGTCACGCAAGCGCATCATCACTCCGGGCAAGACGACGGACAACTACGGCTTCGCTGGCTGGGTGTACGGCAACGCTGAGCACCTTGTGCGCTTGCTGGGTGAGGGGCTGCACTACGGCGAGTGGTGGGGCAGGGGCATTCAGCGCGGCTACGGGCTCGACGAACGCCGCTTCTCGCTGTTCAACACGCACCGCTTCGCGACGACTCACGCGCTTGTGGGCGACGTGTGGCTCAGTCGCGTTCCTGTTCTGTATCAGGGCCCGTTCAGTGAAGAGGCTGTGACGAACGAGCTTCGCGACCTGCGCACGAAGGGCTCGCTCGCTGCACCCGGCTTCATGGACCCTGAGGGGGTGTGCGTCTACCACAGCGCGGTGGGCAAGGTGTTCAAGGTGACGCTCGACAACAACGACGCTGGCAAGTGGGAGGTCTGAGCGTGCTTGCTACGCACACGAACCGTATGCACCCCTACAGCGTGCATCTGAAGCGGGCCGAAGTGGTCGAGCTTCTTGAAGAGTTCGCGGACGCTGTCCCGCTCGACCCCGAAGAGCTTCCGCAACTAGCCGCTATCCGCAGGAAGCTGACCAACTTGATCTTCTCCGAAGGGCAGGGCCGCGCATGACCGGTCCCAACTGTCTGTGTAACCCCCAGAAGTCTGGGCTGTGCACATCTTGCGGCGGTTAACGCCCAACTCCCCTACCGGAGCCCCTCAGTGCCTCACAAGGGCATTGGGGGGCTTCTTTGTTTTGTGCTTTGTAGCACGCTGCGCAGCACCGGGTCACCGACTCCCTTACCCACAAGTGACAGAGCACAGCGGATGAGCGGGGAGTGGTCATTCCTCCCCGCTCACCTACCAAGGGAGCAACCCTCTATGGCACGTCAGAGCATTTGGGCGCAGGACGAAGAGAACAAGCCGAAGGAGCGCCCCACCTACTCCGACGACACCGTTGGCCGGCTGCACAGCGGCTACATGGACGAGACGGGTCGCAAGCCTCGCCCGGTCGCGCTGTCTGAGTGGCGCTTCTCGACCGGCGACAAGACCGTAGCGGACGCGGTGGCTCAGCTCTTCGGCGGCACGCCTGCCGAGAATGAGGAGTCGGCGTCCGAGAACTTCATCGACATCTTCACTGAGGCGACGAAGCTTCCCGTCATCATCGAGCTCGACGGCATCGACTGGGACATGAAGCAGTGGGTGAACGGCAAGCTGACGCACCACTGCGACGGCTTCGAGTTCAAGAGCCCGGAGGAGAAGTCCGGCGAGCCGTGCGGGTGCCCGACGCTCTTCGCTGAGCGGAAGCAGGCTGCGAAGGACTACCAGGGCCCGAACCCTTCCATCACGGTGACGTTCCGTCTCGCTGACGATCCGGAGCTTGGGAAGTTCAAGTTCCAGACCGGCGCATGGACGCTCATGAAGGTTCTGCACGAGGCGGAAGACGCGCTTGACCGTGTCGGGCAGACGGCGTTCGGCGAGCTTGAGCTTGAGTACGTCGAGTACACGCCGACGAAGGGCCCGATGCGGAACAAGCTCGTTTCGTACACCAAGCCCGTCATCAACATCGTCAAGGCGTACGGCGCGGCGATTGCCGACGATGCTGAGTAAGTGGCAGCGGGCAACGGCTGTACGAATCCTGAAGGGCGCTGACGACGATTACCTTCGTCAGCCCCTTTGGGAGTTCCATCCGTACTACGTGCCGCACATCCTTCATGAGCGGCGGGTGCGTTTCGGCGTCCCGTCCGCTGACGATTTCGATCCGGAGTACCACTAGTGGGCAAGCGCGGCACGGTAACTGACTACGCGGGGGAAGCCCTGTACAAGGGCGACTTGATCAACTACGCAACCCGCTGCGGGAATCGTGCGCGCGCTTCGGACGCGATCATTCGCGACATCAAGACCGTGCGGGTGCTCGGCAAGGTTGTGCCCCGCCTGAAGGTGCAGCCCACGGGCGTTGATTCCGGCGACGGGTTGGGAGAACGCAAGTCGCTCCGCGCGGAATGGATAGGCACGGAACACGTGCGGCTTCTCCGCAGCAACGTGACAGGCGAACAGAGATAACGCGAATCCCCCCCCGGTCGGTGCACTGCGCATCGTACCGGGGGTTTTCGCATTCAAGGTACTCACGAAGAGTAGGTTCGAATGGCGACGGTACTGATTGCGCCGGATACGGCTCCGGCAATTGGGGATGTGCGCGCGCTGGGCACGGGGGACACGATCCTGTTGCGTGTCGGGTGGAGTCTGCGCAAGGACAGCGGACGGTACGCGGGTGCGATTGCTGACGCTGTGTCGCATGGCGCTGACGCACGGCACTTCACGCCGGACGACCATGCGGCGGTGCGCGATGCGTCATGAGCCGAAGTGCGGGTGCCAACCATGCCGGAACAAGCGGCGTAAGCAGTACATAAAGAACTACTACTCCAAGCTCCCCCCGGACAAGCGCCATGAGCTGACGCATAAGAAGCGCGCGAAGGCGTACGGCGTTGAGCATGAGGCGTACAGCCGGACAGAGATCATGCGCCGCTGGGGTTACCGCTGCGCCTACTGCGATGCCCGCGCCACGCATATGGATCACGTCCACCCGCTCAGCAAGGGAGGCGCCGACAAAGAGTCGAACATGTTGCCAGCGTGCGCTACGTGCAACCTGAGCAAGGGCGCGAAGACGCTAGCTGAGTGGGCGCTCACGTTTGGACCGGGTAACCGACTCCCTTCTAGGCCAGCGAAGGCAAAACGAAGGAGACTGTAATGCTCTTCGCTGAGTTGCTCGCACGCTTCAAGGACGTGTCGGAAGAGCCGGACGGTGGCTATCTCGCCCTGTGTCCGGCTCACGCCGATACGAAGCCCTCCCTACGTGTCTGGCGTGGTGATGACAACAAGGTCCGCATGACGTGCCGCGCCGGATGCTCGACGGGTGGTGTAGTCGACGCTGCGGGGCTCCGCTGGGCAGACCTGTTCAACGTTGAGGGCGCGGGTCTCACCGTGCCGAAGGAGAAGCCGCAGATGGTTGGTACTCCCATGGTTGCGGGCCTTCGCGTGTGGCTTGACGCGCTCATGGACACGGTCACGGACCCGCTGTGCAACGGCTACACGTTTGACCGCTTCGGCATTACCGCGCCGGACGCTAGGCGCCTGGGGCTGAAGTACGCGGCTCCGGGCGACGGCTCCGGGTTCATGGCCGTGTCGAGCAGTTTCGACAGGTACCCGCGTCTGGTCGTTCCGCTGGACGGATTCGACGGCGTGACCCGTGGCGCTCAGGGACGCGATCTCAGCGGCGGGTGCCCCGGACGGTGGCTGAGTCTCACGAACCCTGAGGGTCAGCGGTGGGCCCCGTACGGCGTCTTCCGTGGCGACGGTGGATACGGGGCAGTCATCGTCTCTGAAGGGCCCGGAGACGGGCTTACAGCGGTCGGCGTTGGCTATGACGCGGTGTGCATCCGTGGCGCTGCGCTCGCCGGAAGCCCGGACCTGTTGGCAGAGCTTGCCCACGGGCTGAAGGGTGCCCAGGTCATTGCCGCTGGGGACAACGACGAAGCGGGGCAGCGTTTCAACCGGGCGCTTGCCGAAGGTTTGAAGCCGTACGGCATTGAGGTCTTCGCGCTGCCGCTCCCGGACCTGGGACCGAAGACTGACGTGACCCGGTGGCGTGAGCACACGGTGGAAGTCGGCAACAGTGCGGCGTTTGCTGCCCTGTTCCACGCTGCGGTGAAGGCTGCGCGACCCGTCATCGACCGTGCGACGGCAGAAGCCCAGCACCGTAAGGCCGAAGTCGCGCACCGTACCGGAGCCGTTCAGGTGTCCAGCGATCAGGGCGCAGACGCTGCCCGCATCCTGGGTGACCTGGTCACCACGTATGGCGAGTCGGACGCGATGAACGCGCACGCCCTTGTGGCTTGGACGGATGGGCGTATCAAGTACGCGTCCGGCCTGGGTTACTTCGTGTGGGACGGCGTGACCTGGGTCAAGTCCGCCACGCGTGTCCGGCAAGAGATTCATGCCATGGGCGCTGCGCTTGTGCTCGCCGGCTGTTTGCCCGAGTCGCGCGGCTTCACCATGACCACGCGCATTGACGCACTCATGACGGAGCTTCGCAGCGTGCCGAGTGTGCACGTGGACGCTGAAGAGTTCGACGCGAAGCCCCATCTGTTGAGCTTCCGCAACGGCGTGGTCGATCTTCGCACGGGCAAGCTGCGCGGCCACGACAAGGGCGACATGCTCACGGTCACGCTGCCGCTCGACTACGACCCGAACGCGAAGGCTCCGCGCTGGGAACAGTTCCTCGGTGAGATCTTCCCTGGGAACCCGGACCTGGTCGATTACGTCCAGCGGCTCACCGGATACGGCATTACCGGCTCGACGTCGGAACAGTGCTTCGCCGTGCTGTGGGGCAAGGGCGCGAACGGCAAGAGCGTCTTCACCGACACGTGCACTGAAGTGTTCGGCGCGATCACCAAGACGACGGCGTTCGCCACCTTTGAGGACAAGGGGAACGGCGGGGGCATCCCCAACGACATTGCGGCGTTGAGGGGCTCGCGGCTGGTCATGGCCAGCGAAGGTGAGTCGGGCAAGCCGATGTCGGAAGCCGTCCTCAAGCGGGTGACGGGCAAGGACAAGGTCACGGCGCGCTTCCTGAGGCAAGAATTTTTCACCTTCGCGCCCACGTTCCTGATCATGCTGGCCACCAACCACAAGCCCAAGTTCCGCGGGCAGGACGAAGGGCTTTGGCGGCGCGTCAAGCTCATCCCCTTCGCGCGCTACTTTGCTCCGCACGAGCGTGACTATGACCTTGACCGGAAGTTGCTCGCTGAGCGCGCGGGAATTGTGGCCTGGGCTGTGCGCGGCGCTGTCGAGTGGTACGCAACCGGTCTTCGTGACCCCGAGTGCATCACCACAGCGACGCGTGAATACCGGGCGACTTCGGATGCGTTGGCCGGCTTCTTCCCGGGTGTGCTGGAGGTGGCGGATGACTCCGTGATTCTTCCGGGCGCTGACGCGTACAACGCTTACCGCGATTGGTGCGAAGCCGAAGGCCTGAAGTCCACTGAAGTGTGGTCGCGGAAGGCTTTCTACGGAGCCATGGAAGAGCGCAACATCGGGAAGAAGAAGACGCGCACGGGCATTTCGCTGGTCGGCGTGAAGTTGGCGGATGCGCCTTCCGCTGAGGGACCGGGAATCTTTGGGGGCGAGTGAGCATGACATGGGCGGCTTCAACGGTTGACGTGACGTATCGAAACGGTGCGGACAACCCTGTGCGTCAGCATGCCGGGCACGCAAACGCGTACGGGCTGCACGTGTTCAAAGAGCGTTCGTCGTGGCAGATTTGCAGCCCCGAAGGTCTCTGCGTCAAGGGACTCATCCCTACGCGTAAGGCCGCGCGCGCACTCGCGGACACAATCGGGCCCATGGCGCCGAACGGCTGGAACGCCGAAGCCGTGAAGCGGTGGCGCAGCGACGACCCGACGGGTTACGGCGAAATGGCAGCGCTACTGCGCTAGTCACCGACTCCCTTCCTGGCAACCAAGCTGGGAAGGGAGTTTTTTCATGATCGTCATGCGGCATGAAGTTGCCGGAGACTTGGTCACCGTACGCATTCCCGAGACGCGCGATGACTTGCGCGCCTTCATGGACTGGGCACGGCGCCGGGATGTGCTCGCGCTGGACACGGAAACCACGGGCCTTGACATCTTCTCTGTCGGGTATCGGCTCCGCACGGTCCAGTTCGGCGACAAGCACGAAGCCTGGGTGATCCACTATGAGCGCGGCGGCCACTTCGCCCAGGCAGCGGATTGGGTGCTTGAGCACTGCCCGCGCTTCCTGATCCACAACGCGCCCTTTGACTGGCTAGTGCTCGACAAGCACACGCCGGCCACGCTGGAAAGCCTCGCTCCGCGCACCACGGACACAAAGATCAAGGTCACGCTGATTGACCCGCGCCAACCCATGGAAGGCGGCATTGGCACGGGTCTCAAGCCCGCGTCCGGTTACTTCGTTGACCCGTCGGCGCCGGACACCCAGGGCGACCTTACGGCCGTGTTCCGGTCGCTGGGACTGACGAAGGCCACCGGTTGGGCGGCAATCGACTTGTTCCACCCGACGTACAACCTGTACGCGGGGCTGGACGTGATCCTTACGGCGCGCCTTGACGAGAAGCTCACCGAAGAGCACAAGCGGCGCGGTATTCGTCCGGCGCTCCTGGCGTACGAGCACGAGATTGCATGGATGTGCGCCCACATGCAGCGTAAGGGCATCGTCGTTGACAGTGAGTACGTAGCCACGCTGCGCGCCATGCTGCGGGAAGAAGAAGCCCGCTTCAACGTGGTCGCCGCCCGCTATGGCGTTGAGTCGGTCAACTCCGGCGCTCAGGTGTCCGAAGCCCTGTTGGCCATGGGTGAGGAACTGAAGGAGCGTACGGACTCCGGCAACGTCAAGGTCGACAAGGCTGTATTGATGCCGCTCGCGGACCTTGACCGAGACTGGCAGCGCATCGGGGCTCGCACACCCAACCCGCTCGCGGAAGCCGTACTCCGCAGTAAGCGCGCGGGCAAGTGGTGCACGACGTACGCCGACCGATTCGCGAACAACCTTGACGCGTCCGGGCGTATTCACCCGACGATCAATACCCTTCAGGCGCGCACTGGCCGCATGTCCGTGACGGGTGACTTCGCCGCGCAAACGCTGCCGTCGTCCGACTGGATGATCCGTCGCGCTGTGCTCGCGGACGAAGGCCACGTGTTTGGCTCCGTCGACTTCCAAGCCATCGAAATGCGCGTGTTGGCGGCGCTGGCCGACGTGAAGAAAATGAAGGCCGGATTCGTGTCCGGTGGCGATGACTTCGACATCCACATGTACACGGCGCGGCTCATCAAGGGCGCGGGGGCGACGAAGAAGCATCGCAAGATCTTCAAGGGCGCGGGCTTCGGCAAGGTGTACGGCGGTGGCGTCACGACGGTTGCCCGGCAAACCGGAGCGCCTGAGTCTGAGATCCGTACCGCCTTCGCTGAGTACGACCGGGTGTTCCCTGAGATCAAGCGCGCATCGTCGCGTTGGCAGCGGGAAGCGCGCGCGAACGGGCTTGTGGCTGTCACGCCGACTGGTCGACACCTTCCGGTTGACCGTCACCGCATGTACGCGATCGTCAATTACAAGTGCCAGTCAACGGCGCGTGACGTGCTCGGGCAAGCCATGATCGACATGCGCTCAGCTGGCCTACTCGACTACATGCGCTTGCCGATTCACGACGAAATTGCGTTCAGTGCCCCGAAGGCGGACGCACAGGACATTGCGCGCGAGTTTGAGCGCTGCATGACCATGGACCTTTTCGGCGTGCCCATCACTGCGGGTGCAGACATCGGCGGACGCTCCTGGGGCTCGCTGTACGGCGCCGACTACTGAGCTAGGTCACGCGCACGTAACGATCCAACGTACTCACGAAGAGTACGTCCAAAGGATGATCGAAGGCGCGCACCGTTACTTCGAAGGTGCGTACGAGGCTGGCATATGCGTGATCCGTCATCCCTAAGGATGAGCCGTCATTACGCCTTCGAAATCACGGCAACTACCTCCGACTGACCCGGGTCTCCCCCAACGTACGAAGCGGAATCGAACCTACTCACGTGAGTAGGTTCGAGGTACGTTCGTGCTGCACGACGGACCGGAACTGATCAACCCCCGTCGGCAAGAGTCGGTAACCGTTCGGTTGCCCCGCCATGCCCTTCAGCGTGTGCGGAACCTTGCCGTGAACAGGTTGTGATCCCCCGGTCGCTCCCTCAGGTCACCGACTCCCTTACCCGGAATCGAACCGACCTGAGGGAGAAGACCAATGCTGTCTTTCGAGACGATCAAGGCCGCGCAGAGCAACGATCTTGCCGCCGTAACCGAGGTGATCGAAGCCACGGAGTCCCGCGTCAAGATGCTTGCCGACAAGGCAGCGCGGCGCATGGCTCCTCACGGTGGGGCGCTTCTCGCCAACTACCGGGAAGAGTTCGCCCAGGTTGGCCGCATCGCCGTGTGGGAGCTTCTCGACCGCTTCACCGACACGACGGCCGAAGGCTTCATGCGGCTCGCGTACACGACGGTTGAGCGCACCCTGTTGGACGCTGTGCGCGCTGAGCGGAACGGCGGTGTGGACGAGAACGCCATGAAGACCTTCGCCGCGATGATCGAAGCCGCGGACGGCGACATGTATGAGGCTGCGAAGCTCGCCCAGGTGCTTCCGCCCAAGGGACGCCGACTGAGCGCCGAACGTGCCGAAGCCGCACGACTTGCCTTCCAGGGGAACCTTTCGATCGACCGCGCTACCGGAGTGAACGACGGCGGCCAGTCCGGTACCGCCACGATCGCGGACACGCTCAGCGTCACCGACGAAGAGCCCGACGGGGAGCTTCGCCCGAAGGTTGGCCACGGTGCGGCGCTGGAAGCCCTGAGCGTGCTTGAGCGGTACACGGGTGCCGTCGTCGGCCGCATGACCCCGGGCGAGTTTGCGGCGAACCTTCCCGCGCTTGTGGAGTCCCTCGAAGACGTCGTGCGCGTCCCCAGCGACCCGACGACCCGCCGCTACGTGCTGGACGCCATGGCCGTACTCCGGTCCGCTGTGTCGACGGCAACGGAAGGCGCGCTTGTCGACGAACTGAAAGACGTCAGCGACGACCGGCGCGCAGAGTCTGCCGAGAAGCACGACCGGGTGAACACGTGCCTTGACTCTATGGGCGGCGCTCAGCGGGATGTGCTCCGTCACTCCTTCGGTATCGGCGACGCGACCGACTTCGGGTGGGGCGACGGGTGCGACATGGACGGGCTGTGCGAAGCCCTGGGGATGACGTACGTCAACGCGAAGGCGCACCGCGCGAAGGGTCGGAAGGCTTTTGCGAAGCGCTACGTAGCCGCTGTGGGCATCGACAAGCCCGCGCTCGCTGCCGTCCTTGAAGCCGCTGCCGCTTCCACGCTGACCTACGCCGGACGCAAGTAACCGACTCCCTTACCGGCAATCAGAAGACGCTTCGCAGGAATCGGAGAAACACCATGCAGACCTTCAAGCTTCGCAACGGCGCCACGGTCACGACTGAGCGCGTCGAGAACGACATTGAGTTCGTCACGAAGACCGCTGAAGGCGGCGTGATCAGCACGGTCCGCCTCTCCTTCGCCGAGTCGGTACCGCTGGTCAAGGCGCTCGCCTGCTGCACCCTCTAGCAGTACGGGCCTTCGGGCCCACAAGCCCCGGTAGCTCAACTGTGCAGAGCGCCGACCTAATCGGGAGATGCGGGTTCGAATCCCGCCCGGGGCACGCAAGAACAACGACGACACGGAGGGGGCGCGCTGTGCGCGTGTGGAGAGTGGCTCATGAGTCCGTGCTGTATCACGGCTTTCCGTCGGGCCCATACAGCGGTGGGGCGGAGCTAACGGCGTCCGTGCGCGACGACATGTACGCCGACCACTGCGACGACGACCACCCGGCACCCGACGCTGACCCGAAACTTCGCGGCATCCGCGATACGCAGCGATGCGGCTTCAACTCCCCCGACGCGCTGTACGAATGGTTCGCCGGCTGGACAGCCGTACTCGACGCAAGCGGCTTTCGCGTATGGGAGTACGACGTTCCCGATTGGGCCTGCAAGGTCGGGGCGAAGGGACAAGTCGTATTCACCGCCGACGAAGCCATTGAGCGCGGATGCGAACCGCTGAACCTGAAGCCCGAACAACTCACCCTGTTTGCGTAAGGAGCACACACACATATGGGACTGCGAGTCACTCAGGAGACGAAGGCTTCGATGATCGCCGACAAGGGGCGTGTTCTCGGCTTCACGAAGTCGGATGAGCCGGGCAAGATCAGCATTGCCGTGCCGGACGACCGGGCGGTCATGACCCCTCAGCAGGCGCGCGAGTTGGCCGCATGGCTGAAGGACGAAGCGGACCGTGCCGACATGAGCGACCGTGGCGCGCGCAGTGACGCCGGTTGGCGCTCGGCTGAGGCGAAGCGGCAGGACGAAATCCGGCGCGGACTCGACACGGTCGCCTTCAAGGGACGGACGTACGAGCGCCGTGCCTAAAGAACCCACCTTCAAGCCCCCGATGCTGACCACTGCGGCACAGCGAAGGGCCGAAGACATGGCGGAGCGAGTGGACGCGTGGCGTACGGCTAACGCGCTCATTCGCTCCTTCGGGGAGTGGCCGGACGAAGTCGCCCCGTACGACGTCACTCCGTACGACGTCTTCCAGCTCGCACAGTTCCTGTACGGACCCGCCGACGACTGAGAACGCACTCACGAAGAGTACGTTCGGAGAGAAGCTTCCATGAACAAGCGTGCCGCTGCCATTGCCGCCACGGGTGCCGCCTTGATTGCCACGCTGAGCGCGTGCGACACGGGCCCGGAGTGTGCGCAGTACGAGACACAAACCCACCTGGTTACCCACATCGTGAACGGCAAGATGGTAACCGGCATGGTTACCTCGACCGTGTGCGTGCGCTATAAGGAGCCCGCGAAGTGAGCGAGCCCGTTCCGCACACTGGGCGCAGCAAGCAACGCAAGTACAAGAGCGCGCGCACTGGCAGTGTGCTCAGCAAGGCACTCCCCCACCGGTACGCCGACGAAGGCGACAAGGGCCCATGGTTGCGGCGAGTCATCCGACGGCGCGAAGAGCGTTTCTGGCGAAGGGAGATTGGCTCATGATCCTGCCTGTGCTGATTGGCGCAACGTGGAATGAGGGTACGAAGCTCACATGGCCGGCCTTCCGCGACGTGTGTGAGGGCGAAGGGCTTGAGCCGGAATTCATTTTCGTTGAGG